AAAGAAAGAATGATGTTACTGGACAAATTAAGTGAAACGGCAACTGATAAAAGTTTTGATATTAATACAAGGTTGAGATTAAACTATCAATATTTAAAAAAAGCATCAAGAGCTTTTGAAGCAAGGCCTTGTATTAAAAGGTATTTGTTTACACACGTTAAATCAAGATTCGTTGAAATTTTTGCTGATGAGTGGGACATAGCTGCCATGTTGCCAATGGAAACATTTGTTGGTGCTGGAACAAACAAAGTATACGCTGATTCAAGGAAAAAATTCTAATGTCATTCGCACCAAATTTATTTCTATCTAACATCAAAGCTAAAGATGGTTTAGCTAGACCAAATCGTTTTCAGGTTATATTGCCTATTCCGAAGTATATTAATAACTTTATTGGTAACTCGGTATTTGAACAGTTATTTAATTTACCAAATACCATATTTACAAACGCTAGTGATATTTTAGGTGGAGTGTTTGGTAGTCAACCACAAGATTCGCAATCTAAAACAAGTAACGCTTCTATATCAAGATATTTGGCGTTACAATGCGAATCAGCTGAGTTACCAGGAAAAACTATAAACACAGCAGATGTAAAAGTTTATGGTCCAATTTTTAAAGTTCCATATCAATCTCAATATACCGATACATCATTAACATTTTTATGTACCAATGAATTCTATGAGCGTAAACTTTTTGATCGTTGGATGGAAGCTATTATGCCAACAGATACAAATAATCTTAGGTTTCCAAAAGATGAAGAAACCAGGTACATGACAAACATTAAGATTATTCAGTATGATGAATTTATCAAACAGATTTATGCAGTAGAATTACTCGATGCCTTTCCAGTTTCAATAGCATCACAACAGTTAACTTGGACGGATGACAATGTGCATAGATTAACTGTACAATTTGCTTATCAAAAATATAGAACCATTTATGACGGCACTTATGATTTAACACAAGCTGCTTCTGCATTGTTTGGTTTGCAAGGTGAAAAATTAATGGCTGGTTTAGGAAAAAATGTAGACCAAAAATTAGGGAGAATCTTTTAATTAAGTGAGGAAATTATGTTACCAAAAATTGATGTACCAATTTATAATGTGAGATTGTTGTCAAATGACCAAGAATTGCGATTTAGGCCATTTACAGTAAAAGAGGAAAAACTCTTTTTAATGGCTAGTGAAAGTGAAGAACTGGAAACTATTGTAAACACAATTAAACAAATTTTGAATAATTGTATTTTGGACGAATTAGATGTAAATATTTTGCCACTATTTGATATTGAATATTTGTTTTTACATATTCGTGCAAGATCAATTAGTGAAATTGTAAATTTGAAATATAAATGCAATAATGATATTACAACTGAAGGTGCCGAAGAAAGTCACAAGTGTAATAATGTTGTTGAAATAGATTTAAATATTTTAGAGGTGCAACCAGAAAAACAAACTGGCCACACAAATAAAATTGAAATTACTGAAAAAATGGGTATGATTATGAAATATCCGAGTTTTGAAACCCTTAAAAATATTGATGCTCAAAATGAAGCGGATTCAATTATTAAAACTACAGTAAGTTGTATTGAATATGTTTATGATTCCGAATCAATTTACTATGCAAAAGACAGTACGGAAGAAGAATTAATTGAATTTTTGGAATCAATGCAAGCAAAAGATTTAGAGAAAATTAAATTTTTCTTTGATACTATGCCAAAAATGAAAAAAGATATAGAATTTAAATGTAATAAATGTGGCCACGAAGAAAAAATTGAGTTAGAAGGAATTCAAAATTTTTTCGTATAAGTTTTGGTTATGAAAACCTAACGAACTATTACCAAACAAACTTTGCTTTAATGCAACATCACAAGTATAGTTTGACCGAATTGGAAAATATGTTACCTTGGGAACGAGATATTTATGTGAATATGCTAATGAATTATCTCCAACAAGAAAATGATAAAATTAAACAAATGCAGAGGCATTAAAAATGGCAAGTAAACTAGCTGATATATTACAACAAGAATACAAAACTAAAGGATTGTTTTCCGGAACAGCTTCGGCTCTTAGTAAATCAAACCGAGAAAAAACTGACATTAGAAATATTCTTTTTGGTGGTTCGGGATTAGGATCAATTCTTGGCCAAAAAATATTTGGAAAAGGTTATTCGGCAATTGATCGTACTAGAAAAGTTTCGGAAACTTCTGGAGAAATTGATTCTGGATCATCATCGATTCTACAACAGATCAATATAAGCTCTTTAAATACCGACAGAAATACTTCATTTCTACCTTCTATGGCCAGAGATTTTTCTTTGGTCAAAAAGAACATCATGCAATTGGTTAAATCACAAGGCGGCCGTCCCGAATTTTTTGCAGATCAGCAAGCCCGTGAAATGTTATATGAATCCAATTTTAAAAAAGATAAAACCTTCTCAACTAAAGTATCTCAAGTACAATCAAAAAACCAAAGTGGAAACAGTTCTGGTCTTTTAGGATTAATTGGTACTGTTGGAAAAGGTTTTGCTGGATTACTTGCGCCGGTACTTAAGCTAATTGGATTTTTTGGAGTTGCCGGATTAGCCATTTCAGCATTTAGTCGAGTAATTTGGAGAATTCTTAGTTTTTTAGCCGGATCTAAATTAGGAAAAGCATTAGGCCTTGCTGCATTAGCTTTTGGTGCAAGCAAGTTAAACACAGATGATTTTAGTAATTTATTTAATAATGAAACTAATAGTGTTGATACAAATGCAAATGAAAAACCTAAATCGAATGACACATTAGCTAAAGTAGCACTCGGAACTTCACTCGCAGGTGCTGCTGCTAATAAGATGGGGGCCACTCAGGCCTTAAAAAATAGAACGGGAGCTGCGGTAGAAAAAACTTTTGCTACAAAAACTTCATCTTTAGTTGGTCTCGATGGCAAAAATATAGATATGACTAAAAAAATGCCATTGGAAAAACAAATAGAAAAGATGAGTAAATTTGCAGCGAAAGCTCAATCTAAAGGATGGCTAACCAGAGTATTTTATAAAATTTCTGCTAGATTTGGTGTATCTATTGCCACAAGATTTGGCGCAGTCTTAGCTGGATTAATAGCTGCACCATTTACTGCGGGAACTTCATTAGTAATTACTGGTGCAGTTTGGGCTTCAAACATCTATCTAGTGTATGAACTATATGATTATATTTTTGGAAGTAATGGTTTAGAAGAGCAATTAGAGAGGGAAGATGACGAAAGTAAAAAGAATACATCTCCTAGTGAAGTGTCGCAAAATCAATCCTCATCCGGTATGGGTATGGGTGGCGAAGAAATTATGTCCTCTGTAGGTGCAACAAGCTCTAATCCTACACCCCAATCTCCAACATCAAGTCGTCCAACTCGCATTGTGAGTGGTGAACCTATGGCAGATTTAATTAGAACAAAATTTAAAGCAGCTGGGTTTAGTGATGCTCAGGCAGAAGGAGCAGTTGCAAACGCTCGTGCTGAATCGGGATTAGATCCAAATGCTTTTAATGGCAGAGGTGGAGAAGAAAGTGTTGGTCTATTTCAAATGAATAGAAAAGGTGGTTTGGGTGAAGGTCATAGCATTGAAAATTTAAAAGATCCAAATTATAATATCGATTTAGCTATTGCGGCCGCCAAAAAAGCCAACCGATTTAAGTCAGCAACAACCGCAGAAGAGGCAACCAAAGCATTTATGTTGGAAGTTGAAAGACCTAAAGATCAAAGTCTTTTTGCTCAAGCAAAAAGAGTAGCATTTTTAAATAAGACTGGTGAAAATTTAAATAGTGGATCAGTAGCTATTGCATCATCTCAACAATCAACCTCCACACCATCTACAACAACTCCAATCGTCAATGTAGACAATAGTAGAACTCAGATGGCGAGTGCTTCATCGGGCACACAAGTAAGTGCTTGGGACAATTTGATGTTTGAGAATATGATTACCAGAGTAATATGAAAAAACCCGGCACAAGGCCGGGTTCAATACATGCATGGGGTTTTTTAATTCTGATTTGCAAGTGACTTGAAATAATCCAAATCTTCATCGTCAGCGCCACCAGAGCTATTAAACTCCACCTCTTCTTCAGACAAATTTGCTTCAGCAGCTTTAATTGCAACAAGTCCAGGAACTGCCGTGCCTAGAACTTTATCTAAACGACCTTTTAATTGGTCATAAGATTTAAAGTGCTTCTTATCAGTAAACTCTTTTAAACCGAATTCTGATTTCCACAATGCTTCAAGTTTTTCATCATCACCTTCATACAGAGCAGAAGGACTTTCAAACTCTGATTTATCATAATTACGATAACCTTCAACATTACGAATCTTCAATTTGAAGTTAGCGCCTTCCCAAAAATCGAATGGGTTAATAGGCTTCTCATCGGGAAACTCAGGATTCATTGCTTCTGAAATCTTATCAAAGATTTTCTTACCAAACTTAAACAACTAAATTTGGCCTTCATTATCTTTGTTGGATGGATCAGAAACAATAAGTACATTGGCAAGATAACTAAGCTTACGCTTGCGATCA